AATGTGGGGTAATGATGGAACAGATTGGGTGTACATTGGAAACCAATACATTATGCAAGAGTTGTTTAGTAAAGAACAATGTGAAATAATCGCCAATAATAACAATTGGCAAAAGGTAGAAACTAATCAATATTATGGATTACAATTTGATTGTTTTCATAAGGACGATAGATGACAAAGCTATTCTATAAACTAAGAAAGGTAATTAAAACTTGGTTGAGTAAGAAAGATGATGAACAAGTAAAATACTTATCAGGTAAAAAGAAAAAAGTGATATAAATGTAACAGTAATAAAAAATAGAAAAAGGGGGGTTTACATCTCCCTTTTTTTGTGGTAGTCTAAAACTCTAATGAGGAGAAAAATATGATAACCAGAACTTTTGATATTGACTTTAATGCGTCTATAAATGATTTAATTGTTTTCTTAACAAAACATAAGGCCACATTAATTTCACTTAATCCACAACCAACATTACCATTACCTTCTATTACTATTAGGTTTCCAAAATCACAACTAAAAAATATTCAAAAAATATTTTAATTAGGGGTTTACATTTCAATTGAAATATGGTAGAATATAAATTATTGAGGAGTGCAGGATGTTTAATAAAATAAAAGCAGGCGTTTTATGTGCGGCAATTATGATGCCGGCACCGATCGCCGTACAAGCTGATACAAGCGAAGCATTAAATGAACAGAAGTGTATAGCGGACAATATATATTGGGAAGCTAGAAATCAAACAGTGAAAGGAATGATAGGTGTTGCTCTTGTTACACGTAATAGGGTTGTTGATAGTCGCTTCCCAAATTCGTATTGTGGTGTGGTGTTACAAGGACCTACGCGTCCAACTTGGCGGGATCCAGACGTTAGAATCCCTGTTAAGCACCGCTGCCAGTTTTCTTGGTATTGTGATGGCAAGTCTGATATTATACCTACTTACGACAACGATTTATATACCGTTGCTCTTGCCATTGCTTTCAGAGTATATCATGGTTCTTTTAATGATTTTACTCACGGGGCAACACATTACCACGCTACCTATGTAAGGCCGGCGTGGGCAAAAACTAAAACTAGAACTACTAAAGTAGGGAGGCATATATTTTATAGATGGGAAAGATAAAAGCTAATACTAAACAGGAAAGGTACTACACAGGTATGCTACGTATGATGAGAGAAGCAGACGCTGCTGAAGCTGCTGAAAAGAATATTGACTATAAGTTCAATGAAGGTGATCTTATAAAAGAGTTTAAAAAGTATATTGATTCGACTTATACTTCTCACTATTCAAAAGATAAATTTCAAGCTACTGAGTTTATCATGGACGGTGGCCATGGCACAGGCTTTTGCATTGGTAACGTTATGAAGTACGCTCAACGTTATGGTAAAAAAGGTACGCGCACTGACGCTAGAAAAGATTTAATGAAAGTATTGCACTATGCATTAATGCAATTATATGTGCATGATCAAGAGTTATGATAGAATTAGCCTTAGGCATTTCATTACATCTAGGATTGGAGGATCAATATAATTGGTTACATCCACATGTTAGATATACTAATTGGAATGACTATATGGTTGGTGCTTACTATAACTCAGAGAGTGCAGTAAGCACGTATTTTGGTTATAGGTGGGAACTTGAAGATTGGGGATTAGAAGCTGCAATAGTAACTGGATATTCGTATAATGAGATTATACCATACGCTAGAGTTACATACGACAATTGGTATATTGCACCAGCTTTAGAAGATGATGCTAGTGGAATTGTTTTTGGATACGAGTTTAAACTAAACTAATCCGATAGTGGATTGTCTAATGCCTCTTGTAAACGTTCAAAGATTTCTTTATCTAATGCTTTCATATCACTTCTAATATCTTTGTCAGTTTGACGAACACCTGATTCAACTTCTCTTATAGATTGTGTAACATCTTTCTGTAATTGATTCATTTCGTTTCTTATACCTTCAAGCGTGTTACCAATACTATTTTGTGTTGTTTTAATTCTTGCTTCAGAGTCTTCCATATTAGTGCTGATCTTATCGCGTAGATCTGCCATTGTGTCTTGATTATCTTTTAACGTTAATCTAAATCTCTCTTCAAAAGTATCTAATTTAGCATACACATCATTACGTAAAGATCGTACAGTCTTTTCTGCTCTCTGTATTTGTTCTTCTAAAAGAACGAATTGTCCTTCAATCCTCGAAACATCATTAGCTAAATCTTGTCTAATCTCTTGCGTATACGTAATTGCATCTTCTAGTTTCTGTAATTGCAATTCGTTTGCTGCAGCTATTTCATCGACATCTACATTCTGCACAATCTCTTTCATATCCATATAGTCTTTGTAGAATTCGAAGCCACCCCATGCTGCGCCACCAAGAGTTGATAGTGCAGTAAGTATAGCAAACATCTTGCCACCTCTAAAGGTCATACCTCCAAATTCGAATTCAGCCATTAGCAGTGTCCTTCTCTATGATACTTTCTATTTTTTCCCCAGCATTTATGTAATGGCGCTACTACATTATTAGGTAAAGCACGTCCAGGATATCGATAGTATGGATGCTTCCTAAGGTGTTCTCTAAGTTCAGCTAGCTTTTCAGCTCTCTTTATGCTACGCATTTCAGCAGCGCATGCTGCAACTTTATTCCAACTAAATGTATCAAAGTTTTGTTGTTCGTAGCCATGCAGCTTTAAACAATTCTTTGAATCTTCGTTACTCGCTTTCACAGGATGACATGTTGCCATCACTAATAATATTGCATATATGTATTTCATCATTCACAAACCTCATATTTACATGGATTTAATATTCGATCCCATGTAGGACCTACATTACTCCAGTATTTTTCACTTTCTCCAAAATATGGCCACACGCCCCAATATAAAAAGAATGCAGCTATAACACCAATGATTAGTTGTTTCATTACTCGAATGCCAATTCCTTTAACTGTTTTAATTCTTGTTCAAGCTTTTGAACTTCTAGTACTTTCTTTCTTAATTCAAGTTCGTATAATCTATTACAATCAATTCTACTCTTTGCTCTATTACCAAGTGGTATCATAATTCTTGCATAAACACCGATATCACCTGTTTGCGTATCGTTAAAATGATTATTCATAGTATCATAACGACCTTTATCAATTATGCCAGTTACACCGAATTCCAAGTTGGTAGCTGAACCAATTGCATTCATGCAATCTAATTCACCAGCTCTAAACTTATCAGATTGATAACTACCTGGAGCACCAGGCAGTGATAAGTTTAATGAACTCGATTCTGCTAATGCTGTTGTCGTTACCAGCATCAGGCATAAAGTTATAATATGTTTCATTCATCATCTCGCTATCTTCGAACAGATTTGTGATTTTACACCTGTCGAAATTACATCCTGTTTTAATTGTTTAGAAGTAGTACAAATCCATTCTATTCGCTTTGCATCTTTCTCTCTAAAATATACATCCATTTGCTTGTGCTGTAAATATGATATCTGAAAAATACGATCAACTGCTGCGAATGGTACTTTATTCCATTCTTTATCATAAACATTTATTTCGTAATATTCAACATCATTTCTTCTATTCCACATCTTCATGGTTGTAACTAATATATTATCTACGTAAGAAGGTTTTAACTCTGCATACGTAGGCGTCAATTCGTGAGCAATAGCGCTACTCGTAAATAACGCTATTGCTATAGTTTTTATTATTGTGCCAAACATACTGCTGTAATATTCGCTTTGTATTCACCACCAGGTAGCGGTTCATCGACACCATACGTTACTTCTGATTCAACTTCGAACCATACGGTTCCGGCAACTGTTAAATCATATTCAGTATGATTATCGTATTCCACTTTGGCTGCTTCATAACCTGACATATTTGTGTCAGATGTTGATGAAACAGTAACCTCGCCATCCCACGCGACTGAGTCTGTGAGAGATGGACTAGTAGTAAATGCATTTGGCCATGATATTTTTGCTGTGTAATAATCAGCGATAGTCACGTCGTACCGGATGATTGGTTTTACGCCGCCATCAGCTGGCTTTGTACTTAATTCATCTGGATTTGGGTTTCCATACACACCTGCAACGTCAGTATAAATTGAGCATTTCGAAGATACGTTCCCGGATATTTGCGAGTCCGTAGCATATGCTGCAGTTCCCATTAATATGACACCCAATGTTAAGATAGATCGTAGCATGCTTTCTCCTTATTCTCTATCATATTGCGAGCGTACCATTTTTCTGTGGTTTTTATCAGAAGATAAATTTCTCAATGCTCTTCGGTTGTCTTTTATAATATTGTCTTTTAATACTAAAGTGTCGGCATATTGTCCACCTGGAATCGTAACTGAGTAATAGGGTTCTATCTTTGGCACCTGAGCCAATGCAGCGAGAATAGTTTGCTGTTGGCTTGTATCTACCATTTCTTCTATGGAGTTTTCTCCACCCAGTGTTACCTCAAGGCGTTCTTCTTCTTCAGTTTCTTCTTCCAACGTCAATTCTTCTTCGACTTCTTCTTGTCTCTTGTCGTCGGATTCAGCAGCAAGTGCTGCTTGTACCCATTCATCATAGAATGGATCATTAATGTCTGGTTCAACATCCATGTTTTGAAGATACTCAGCTAATGCTTCAGCGTATCCTCTGCATGTTGGATCAGCCAGTGGCGTATTTGCACACTTCATTAATTGCTCGTTGACTTCCATCTTGTAGTTATATGTGACTGTGGCATTACTAATAGTGCCGTCACCTTCAACTGCTATTTCACCATCACCCCATTGATCGGCATAGGTATATGGAAATCTAAAATATTTCTGAATGGTTCCACCAGGAAAGCCTGACCAGTTGTCAGTGTGTTCGAAAATGTAACCATCGTTAACTGCATGTTCATTTCGAATATGCACTTTTGAATCTGTAGTAGGATCTTTTGTTATTGTGTATCGATAAGCTAAACCATTAACTTCTAACTCAATATAATTAGGAGTGGAGTCAGGCAATACTGTACCCATGCTCCATGAAAGCCCGTTATTCGCCGCGTTATTAGTTACTCCGTAAGTTATATCAGAGTAGCAATAAGAGGAGGAGGCCGCCAACAAACCCACCGCCCAAAACTGTGGACTTATCTTCTTCGGTAAGGTTTTGTATAAAGTTTTTGTCGTCACCTGTATCTGGTTCCTTATCTTGATTTGCTAACCATGCAGCTTTCGCTTGATCACCTATCATACCATCAAATGGACAGGGTGTACCTGCGTCCATCATGGCCTGAAAAACACGTTCATCTTGACACATAACTGAAACTGCTGCCACTTTCATACCCATATCATATAATGTTTTAGCATTCTTTAGTTTTTCACAATTCATATCTCTAACTGTTTTACCACCAGAGATACCAAGTATTTGAGTTTGAACAGCACCACTAACACCAACAGTACATAAATCTGAATTGGCTGAGTTTATTGACGGGGCTATTGCAGATGGAGGTGGTGATTCGACTTTGGTATTCGAATTTGAATTTGATGTGACATCGCTTGTAGTTGTATTCTCAGTTTTAATAACGTCATCGACAGCTTCCTGGCTGCTGGCTATATTAGTAACAAAAATCAATGCTACTAGCATTACTAGTTTCTTTAACATATTATACTCCGTTTCATACGATTCTATTTATACAAAAATTTATTTACAATGCCGTCAAATTATGTTATAATATATAAATACGAATGTAGATGTTAGAGGATATTCTGGACCTGGGGGCGGTACCCAGCACCTCCACCAAATTTACTTTGTAGAGTAAATTTGATGGGGGTGAAACAGGATCGACAGGTATTTTAGTCTACGAAACATAACTGCAAACGATAACTTTGCACCATCTGGTTACGCCCTAGCGGCCTAACACAGGGGGCTGGCGGCTTGCCTAGCAAC